AGAGAAAGGAAGTGGAGCAATGACGCAAACTCGTACTAATCGGCGCCATAGCCGCGAGATACCCTTCATTTTCACTCTACCAGATGCGTCGGACGACTTATATCCACCGACTCGCAAGGAGATCGTAGAAGAAGCCATTACAACCCTCACTTCCGACATTCAGGAAATTCTGCGGAAGCGAACCAACGACCAATAGTCTAGACGCCGAAGCATCGGCCCTTCTAGCCACCAAGAGTCCGATGCACGACCCCGCGGTGCCGCAGGCAAACCGAACCGAACTACTTATCGAAAACGACCTGCGCAGGTCACGCTTGCGACAGGGCTTTACAGATTTTCCCAATCATGGACCCAATCGAAACCAAGCTCGACACCTCCTCGCTTCGCCGCCAGCTTGAGGACCTGACGAGCCTCAGCGAGAGCTTTGGTGCCACGATCTCGCGTGCTTTCATCTCGGCCGCAGCCGACGGCCGCAAGTTTTCAAGCGTCCTGCGCTCTCTCATGCTCTCTCTGTCGCAGCAAACCCTCACGGCTGCACTCAAGCCCATTCAGCAGCTCATGGGCGGGCTGGTCGGCAGCCTTGTCCCGAACGCACGCGGCAACGTCTTTTCCTCCGGCCGGGTCACCCCTTTCGCCTCGGGTGGTATCGTGAACAGCCCGACATTGTTTCCCCTCAGATCCGGCATCGGTCTCATGGGCGAGCGGGGGGCGGAGGCCATCATGCCTCTCGCCCGCGGCAGCGACGGCCGCCTCGGTGTTCGCGCCGCGTCCTCAGGGCCCGTCACCATCACCATGAACATATCCACCCCCGATGCGGAAGGCTTCAAGCGCTCGAGCTCGCAGATCGCAGCGAACCTGCGCCGCGCCATCGAACGGGGGGAGCGGAATCTGTGATGTTTCTTTTCGTCATGCGCGGGGCTGTCCTTCCTCGTCATGGCCGGACTTGATCCGGCCATCTCGTTACGAACCGGTTGCAGATCACCGGGTTGATCCCCGGAACAAGTCCCAAGGACGGTGATGACGTCCATAGACTGAACAATGCCCCAATCCTTTCACGATGTTCGCTTTCCGACCGCCATATCCTATGGCGCAACCGGCGGCCCTGAGCGGCGCACCGATATCGTCGTGCTTGGCTCCGGTCACGAAGAACGCAACAGCCGCTGGGCGCATTCGCGACGGCGCTACAACGCCGGCCTCGGCGTCAGATCGATGAACGATATCCATGCCGTCGTTGCCTTCTTCGAAGAGCGCCGCGGGCGCCTGCACGGATTTAGATGGAAGGATCATTCCGACTTCCGCTCCTGTCCTCCGCTCGATCCGCCCACATCGCTCGACCAGCAAATCGCCATTGCCGACGGCGCCACGCAAAATTTTCAACTGATCAAGACCTACGGACGCCTGGAAGCGGCTTATCAACGCCCGGTCCGCAAGCCGGTCGCTGGAACGGTCGCGGTCGCGGTCGACGATGTCACCCTCGCCGAGGGCATCGACTATGCTGTGGATTCGTCAACCGGCATCGTAACCTTCTTTGCGGGGCATGTTCCGGCTGATGGAGCCCGCATCACCGCCGGCTTCGAGTTCGACACCCCCGTCCGCTTCGACACCGATTTTCTTGAGATCAGTTTCTCAGCCATAAAGGCCGGGCACATACCCGACATACCGATCATCGAGGTGCGCGTATGAGGTCTTTGGCCAAGGGTCTTCAGGAGCACCTCGACGAGCGGGCCACCACCCTCTGCTGGTGCTGGAAGCTCATTGACAACAACGGTGCCAGTCTTGGTTTCACCGATCACGATGAAACTCTCGAATTCGACGGCGCTCTCTTCGAGGCGTCCTCCGGATTTACCGCCACCGAACTGCAGTCCTCCCTAGGCTTGAACATCGACAATCTCGACGCCGCCGGCGCTCTGCAGTCCAACCGTCTCGCGGAGGAAGATTTGCGCTCCGGTCGCTTTGACAACGCTGTCGTCGAGCTGTGGCTGGTGAACTGGCGCGATGTCTCTCAGCGGCTGCTCATGCGTAAAGGCAACCTCGGCGAAATAACCCGCAGCGCACAAGCCTTCACTGCCGAAATCAGAGGCCTCGCCCATCATCTCAATCAGCCCATGGGTCGTATCTATCAATATGGCTGCGATGCCTCCCTTGGCGATGAACGCTGCACCGTCGATCTTTCGTCTGCCCTCTATCGAGCCACGGCCACCGTGGCCGAGTCGGAGTCGAACTCGCGCTTCATCGTCACCGGCATCGAGACCTATGAAGAGGGCTGGTTTGCGCGCGGCCGCCTGGTCTGGACAACGGGCGCCAACCGCGGACGCTCCATGGAAGTCCGCTCCCATCGTGATCAAACCGTCGATCTTTGGCAGCCCATGGCATCCGCGATCGCTGTCGGAGACGAGCTCGTCCTAACCGCCGGCTGCGACAAGCAGTTCTCCACCTGTCGCAGCAAGTTCGCCAACGCGCTCAATTTTCGCGGCCATCCCCACATGCCGGGAAACGATTTCGTACTTTCCTATGCCAGTCGCGACTGAAACTGAAACCTTGCCCATCGCCCCGCAGGTCATCGCCGCTGCCCGAAGCTGGATAGGTACGCCCTACCGCCACCAGGCGTCCCTCAAGCTCATCGGCGCCGATTGCCTTGGTCTTGTCCGCGGCATCTATCGAGAACTCTATTGCCGCGAGCCGGAACCGGCTCCCGCCTATTCGGCCGACTGGGCGGAAGCATCTGCTGTTGAAACCATGGCCGAGGCCGCGCGTCGGCATCTGCTGGAGATAGGATTGGACGATCTGGCAGCGGGCGACGTCGCCCTGTTTCGCTGGCGCGATCGTTGCCCCGCCAAGCATGCCGCCATCATGACGTCGGCGACGACGATGGTGCACGCGCAACGCGGATCCACGGTGTGCGAGATCGATGTCACGTCCTGGTGGCGTCGTCGCGTCGCCTTCGCCTTTCGTTTTCCCGAGCGTGCGTGATGGCTACCGTTGTCTTGCAGTATGCAGGCTCCGCCGTGGGCGGACTGGTCGGCGGCCCGCTTGGCATGATGCTTGGCCGCGCCGCCGGCGCTCTCGTCGGCAGCGCCATCGATGGCCGGCTCTTCGGCCAAGGCGCGCGCAGCGTCGCAGGCCCTCGCCTCGATGACCTGCGCATCATGTCGTCGAGCGAAGGCGCGCCCATTCCTGTCGCCTGGGGTCGCGTCCGCCTGTCGGGTCAGGTGATCTGGGCAACCGAGCTTGAAGAGGAAATCACCACCACCGAGCAGAATAGCGGTGCCAAGGGCAGCGATGCCACCACCGAAGCAACCGAATACCTGTACTTCGCCAATTTCGCCGTCGGTCTTTGCCAGGGGGAAATATCCTCCCTCGGGCGCGTCTGGGCCGATGGCAAGCCCGTCGATTTGAGCAGGGTCGCCTTCAGGCTTTACACCGGTTCGGAAACTCAAGCCCCGGACAGTCTCATTGTCGCCCATGAAGGGCAGGGCAACGCCCCGGCCTATCGCGGCCTCGCCTATGTCGTCTTCGAACGCCTGCCGGTCGCCAAATATGGGAACAGAATTCCGCAGCTGTCCTTTGAAGTCATCCGCAAGGTGGGTGCCCTCGAAGACAGCATCAGATCCGTGGCGCTCATTCCCGGCGCCACCGAGTTTGGGTACGACCCGCTGCCGGTGACGCGCCGTCTCGATAAGGCAACCGCTATTGCCGAGAACACTCACGCCGCAACGGCGGAGAGCGATTGGTCGCAGTCGATCGATGAGCTGCAAGACCTTTGCCCGAATCTGGAGGCCGTATCTCTCACCGTTGCCTGGTTCGGAAACGATCTGCGCTGTGCCGACTGTTCGATCGAGCCGCGGGTTGAGAGTTCGAGCAAAAACACAAGGCCCGAGAGCTGGTCCGTGGCCGGCCTGTCGAGGAATGCGGCGCGACCCGTCAGCACCATGCCTGATGGCAGCGCCGCCTACGGTGGCACGCCGTCCGATGCCGGTGTGGTCAGGGCCATCGCCGATTTGAAACGGCGCGGGCTGAAAGTGACCTTCTGTCCTTTTGTCATGATGGACATTCCCGCCGCCAACGGTTTGCCCGATCCCTATTCATCGCTCACCGCGCAGCCGGCCTATCCATGGCGCGGCCGGATCACCTGTTCTCCTGCTCCCGGCATGCCGGACACCCCCGACAAGACCGATGCCGTGATCGATCAGGTGGGCGTTTTCTTCGGGTCCGCCGCGCCCCAAGATTTTCGCCTCGCATCCGGCAGCGTGACCTACTCCGGCCCCTCGGAATGGAGTTTTCGCCGCTTCGTGCTGCATTGCGCCGCCCTCTGCCAGCTCGCCGGCGGGGTCGATGCCTTCATGATCGGCAGCGAATTGCCGGGTATCACGCGTCTTCGCAGTTCGGAAAATCATTTTCCCGCCGTAGCTCAACTCGTGGCGCTTGCCGCCGACGTGAAATCGATGCTGTCGTCCGCGAAAATTTCCTACGGTGCCGATTGGAGCGAATACTTCGGTTACCGGCCGATGGACGGAACGGGGGATGTGTTTTTCAATCTCGATCTGCTGTGGTCCTCCGCCGACGTCGACTTCATCGGGATAGACAATTACTTTCCGCTGTCCGACTGGCGCGACGGCGCCGCCCATCTCGACCGGCTTAGAGGCCACAGATCGCCGTCGTCGCTCGAATATCTGCAGGCGAACATCGAAGGTGGCGAAGGTTACGACTGGTATTACCCGTCCGAAGTCCACCGCGAGGCGCAAGACCGCGTTGCGATCGCCGATGGATCCTATGGCAAGCCCTGGGTCTATCGTTGCAAGGATCTGAAAAACTGGTGGCTCAATCTCCACTACGACCGGCCGGGAGGCGTTGAATCTCAGGCGCCGACCGCCTGGGTCCCGCAATCGAAGCCGATCTGGTTCACCGAGATCGGCTGTCCGGCGGTCGACAAGGGGTCCAACCAGCCAAATGTCTTCTACGATCCCAAGTCATCGCAGAGCGCGCTTCCCTACCACTCGAACGGTGAGCGCGACGATTTCAGTCAGCGGCAATATCTGCAGGCCGTGCACTCCTATTGGTCCGAAACCACTGCGCGCAATCCGGTGTCCTCGGTCTATGGCGCACCCATGGTGGATGCCGGCCGAATGTTCATCTGGGCGTGGGACGCAAGGCCGTTTCCGGCTTTTCCTGCTCTCTCCGATGTTTGGGCCGACAGTGCCAATCACGAACGCGGCCACTGGCTGAACGGCAGGCTTGGGGGCGCGCCTCTCTCGAACCTCATCGGCGCCATCCTCGACTATTTCGGTTTCCATGATGCCGAGATCGGCGATCTCCAAGTCATCATCGATGGCTATGTGATCGACAATGTGATGTCGGCGCGCGATGCAATCGAACCTTTGGCGCAAGCCTTCGGTTTCGATGTTCGCGAATCGGAAGGAAAGCTTCGCTTCATCGATCGCCGCGGCATCGATTTCATGACGCTCGATCCCGAGGATTGCATCGAGATCGATGCGCAGAAGCCCCTCTACACTTTTCAGCGCATGCAGGAGACCGAGCTTCCGGCCTCGATCAGGCTGACATACATCGACTCCGGCCGCGAATACCGCCAGTCGGCGGTCGAATCGCGCCGGTCGTCGGGGTCGAGCCGTCGGGAAAAACTATTGGCCTTGCCGGCCATGCTGAGCCAGGCGGCTGCTCAAGCGGCAGCCGATCGGATGCTCTTCGACGCGTGGTCGGCGCGAGAGGAAGCCTCCTTTGCGCTTCCGCCCAGTCTCCTGCGGGTGGAGCCGGGCGATGGCATCGCACTCAGGCAGGATCAGAATTTTCTGCCCCTGCGCATCGAAGAAATTTCAGAAAGCTATTCGCGCGTCCTCAAGGCAAGGCAGATCAGCGCCGAAATCTACGAACCCCTTTCAAGCCCATCGCGCTCCTTGCAGGCCACGGTCCCGCCAACTTTCGCTGAGCCCGTCGCCATGATCATGGACCTGCCTCTGCTGACGGCCTCGGCCGAAGGCCACGCCCTGTGGGTTGCCGCGTGTTCCAATCCTTGGACATGCCTCTCCGTCTACCGAAAAACCGGCGGCAGCTTCCAATTCAATCGCAACGTCCCTCGCCCGGCGATCATCGGGGAAACGCTTGATCCCCTGCCGTCGGGCCCGCTCTGGCGCCGCACCCGGCAGACCGCTTTCCGTGTGCGCCTGTTTCGCGGCGCCCTTCAGTCGATCGGCACC